GGAGAAAAGCGCATATGACGCGGAGATGGTGAAACTTGAGAAGCAGGTGGATTCGCTGTTCGATGCGGTCGAGATGCTTGATAGACGACTCGGTGGTTTCCTGACACAAGAGACGCCCAGCAAACCTTCTCCCGAAAGACCCGGTAAGGAACCTCCAATTCCGGGCCGACATCCTCCGAAAAGCGGCGAATGATCGCGGGCTCCAACTCGACCTATATTCGGCTTGTTCGCAGTCGATCCTCTACTGGATCAATATGTTCGCGTTCACCTACCGCATTATGGACACGGACGAGGCCGGGCGTACCCGGCAGGCCGAACACTCTCATCTGCCGTTCGTGACGTGGGCTTTTCAGGACAAGCACATCCTCGAAATCCAGAAGGCGATCGACGAGGGATACGACCTTCTAACCAACAAGTCCCGTGACATGGGGGCCTCGTGGAACATCCTCACGGTGTTTCACCACCAATGGCTGTTCCGGGACGAGCGGCTGTTCCTTGAAATCTCCCGCGTTGAAACGGATGTGGATGGGGCGGCTAACCCGCGTGCCCTGTTCGTGAAGCACGACTATATCAACAAGTGGCTCCCGCATTGGATGCTACCCAACATCGGGCGTACACGCCTCCACCTCATAAACCTCGATCGAGGGAGTCGTATTGATGGGGAGTCCAGCAACGAAGCCGCCGGTTCCTCGGCCCGATGCAACGCCATTCTGCTTGACGAGATGGCGAAAATGGACAACGCCGAGAAGATCAAAATGTCCACGGCCGACGTTACGCCTTGCCGTCTCGCGAACTCGACTCCGTATGGAGCCGGGACCGCATACACCAACTGGTGTTTGTCCGGTAAAGTCAAAGTGGCCATACTTCCGTGGTGGGAGCACCCGGAAAAGGGGTTAGGTCGCTACGTCACCCAGGAAGAGAACGGTAAATGGAAGATTCGCTCGCCGTGGTATAACCTTGAGGATGATCGTCGTTCTCCGATGGAGATGGCCCAGGAAATCGATATGGATCACCTTGGTTCTGGATCGACGTTCTTCGAGCCGCACATTGTTGAAGAACACAAGCGTATGTTCGGGAATAGGAAGTTCGTCCGGTATCACGTCCACTTCAAGAAAACTCTCCCCCACAGCGACATCCCGAAGATGCTGCTGAAACGCGACCGCAGAGGGCTCGTCATCAAGAAAGGGACGCGGGGACCGCTGCGAGTTTGGGCAACGCTGATAAACGGCCGACTGGATCAGACCAAGAACTACATCATGGGCGTAGACATCTCGAAAGGGCAGGGTGCCTCCAACTCCATCCTCACGATCTTCTGCAAAGAGACCGGGATCAAGGTAGCGGAGTGGGCAGACGCTAACACGCCCCCCTATGATTTCGCTCACATCACCTGTGCGATCGCCCTGTGGGTGGGAGGGGCCAGTCACGGCCAACGCCCCCTGCTGATCTGGGAAGCGAACGGGGACACCGGGATAGACTTCGGGAGTCAGATCGTCAAGACCTTCCAGTACCCCTATTTCTACTTCGATCGGCAGTCAGGCACCATCTCCGAAAAACAGACGAAGAAGTACGGGTGGCACTCTAACCCCGACAAGAAAGCCGAAGTGCTGGGGAAGTATCGGCGGACTCTGGCTCATGGGGGCTACATCAATCCCTCTGAGGAGTCTATGGACGAGGCTTCTATGTACGTTTACTACGTCGATGGAGGGGTCGGACCCGCTTCTCTCGTCGAGGAGACCAGTAACGCTCGCAAGACACACGGCGATCGTGTTATCGCTGATGCACTTTCCCTCTGGGGGTGTGCCGGGGTGTCGGGAGCGAAAACTAAAAAGTCATCCGCCCCCGCCCGTTCGTTCGAGTGGCGGAAGAAGAACTGGATGAAGAGGCAGAAAACCCGCTCGGGTGGAACCCTGAGAATTGGGCAACGAATTGATTTGCGAGAACATAATGCCTAGTGAAATCTCCCCACAGGGACTTCAAGAGTCCGTCGAGCAGGGCTATAAGCGGTTGCAGAACTTCCGGGCAGCCCGTTTGATGTTCCTCAAGCAGTACGTCGGTCAGTGGTACGACGCCGAGCATGGGGTCGTCGGGAACGAGCCCCTGAATCTCATATTCAACGCGATCCGTGTCCTGATTCCCAACATCGTTTTCAACTTCCCGAAGCATGAAGTAGAGACCGAGTATCTGGCGTACCGTCCGTACGCCGACATGCAGGGCCAAGCCCTATCTGCACACGATCGTAAGATCAACATTCGTGATATCTACGCTCGGGGGATCGTGGATGCGATCTTCACTATGGGAATCTGGAAAACAGGGATTGCCGATTCGGGATCCGCCATTACGTTCGAGCAGGATGATCCGATCGACCCCGGCACGGTCTACACGGCAAACGTGGACTTCGATAACTTCGTATTCGACCCGAACGCACGGAGGATCGAGGAGGGTCTGTTTGTCGGCGACAAGATCCGCACGCCCCGCGTGGCCCTGCTTGAGACCGGCCTCTACCGGAACGACCTTATTGAACAGTTGCCGTCCGCCAATCAACACGGCGATCTCGGCCACACTGGATCGGACGAACTTTCTGCCCGGGCCATAAACTACATGGAAACGGGCGAGTTGGAGGATGAGGTCGACGTCTTCGAGTTGTGGGTTCCGCGTGCGAAGGCAACGGTAACAATTCCCGCAGGCCGTGGGAACGGGGTCGCCGCAAGCGATTTCCTTCGTATCACGGACTACTACGGTCCTGACACCGGCCCGTACACCTACTTGTCATTGACGCCCCCGGTTCCGAACAACCCGGTGCCCATTGCTCTTGTGGGGATCTGGTACGATCTGCACGTTATGGCGAATAGGATGGTTCGGAAGGTAATGGATCAAGCCGACCGTCAGAAGTCGATCGTTGGCTACCGGCGTTCTGCGGCTGATGACGCACAGGAGGCTCTGGATGCCGCTGACGGTGAAGCCGTCGCGATGGACGATCCCGATGGGATCAAGACTTTCCAGTTCGGCGGGCAGGAAACCTCGAACGAAGGTATGGTTCAGCAACTCCAATCGTGGTTCAACATGATGGCGGCGAATCCGCAGGGCATGTCCGGCATCTCAATCGACGCCAAGTCCGCCACCGAGGCCAAACTGCTTCAGGGCAACGCGGCTCTCGGTCTTGAGCACATGAAGGATCTCGTCTATATCGCGGCTGCGGACGAGGCGTCTAAACGGGCGTGGTTCTTCCACACCGATCCGCTAATTCAACTGCCGATGATTCGTCGTGAGCATAAGCCCGCACAGATCAGTATGGGGCCAGAGGGCCCGATCGTGGTTTCTCCCTCGACGGATGAGGAAGTGCAAGTGTTCCTCACTCCCGAGGCCCGGCGTGGCGACTGGCTGGATTACGGTTTCAAGATCGAACCCGAGTCCATGGGGCGGGTCGATGCTGCATCAAGGTTGCGTCAAGCGATGGAGTTCGCTGTGAAGATCCTCCCGGCGGCTGCCCAGGCTGCCCAGATAAGTATGCAGATGGGAGTTGCGTTCTCGTTCCCCCGGTTCGTCATTCGGATGGCGAAGGAAGTCGGGATCACGTGGCTTGACGAGGTATTTCAAGACCCAGAGTTCCAGCAGAAAGTGATGCTCCAGATGATGCAGGGGCCGCAAATGGAAGGCTCTCAGGGGCAGGTGCAGCCTAACGGCGGAGTTGGGAATCCGAGGGGCGGAGGAGGCATGGCCGGTATCCTGCAAAACGGGCAGCCGGGACAGGTGGCTAAAACCTTGGACGGCACCCAGCAGGATAACTACGACGCCCAGTTAGGGGCGAACGACGGGCAGAGCGACCTCAACGTACGACCGACATTTTAGGAGGAACAGATAGATGATGGGTATGGCACACACAGAGGCACACACAGAGGCAGACTACAAAGCGGAGGGTGATGCCCGGTCGTTGCGGGATGCGATGGCGGTCAACAAAGATCCGAAGCGGCTGAAGAAGGCTCAGGCCGCCCTGAAGGCGATGGAGAAGG